ATGCTCAACCTCAAATCGATAATTGCGGTCGTCGCCATTCTTTTGTCTACCACCGCCCACGCCCAAACGGATACCGTAAAAACTTTGCAAAAGCAGCTAAAGTTATGGCAACCGACTGAAATAAAAGAAAGTAACAATGTCGTCACTGTCGTTCTGGACGCAAACCAAGTTACACCTGAAATTTATGATGCGGTAATAAGCTCAGGAATTTGCATGGATGTTTGGACAAAAGATGTACCGAATTCCTACATGAAAACAACTAAAGAATTGCACGTACTGAATAAACATAAAGCATTTGGCTATGTGCTCGAACAGCCTCTCGCAACTTGTAACGAGATGGGTAAAGAGCCAGATGACAGAGCTAAAGTGGTGATGCTCTCAAAAACGCATATGTTTGGAATGCCAAAGTCAAAATAAACAAAACCCCGCAATTCGCGGGGCTTTTTGTTTGTGGTTACATCCACATAGTTTGTTGACCTGATGGCGAGGGATGAGGCCTGACGGCATTAACCTCACCCGGCTTAACAATGTAACGCTGCACCGACTCAAATGTGATAAACGTGGCGCTACAATTCACGTTCTGGCACTGGTGATAACGTTCCTTTGTCGTATCGGTCATATAACGGCTTGTGCGTGCATGGGCGGCATGCTGGCATAACGGGCAATGAAACATATTAAGCACCTCAACGGTTTGGCTGATGTGTTAATTATACTCAATAAATCCTTATATAACAAACAGATAAATAAAAAACTACCCTTCATCATCTTCCGCTTTGTACTCCACGTCAGAGAGCTTAACCTCAAGCTCTAAGCTCGTCGTGAATCCACTATTACTCAGATTGTGAGTTACCTTACTAATTAGCCATGCCTGCTCGTCTATGACACGCTTAAAGCCCGACACGCGCACCGGTGTCTCAGGAAATAAATCAGCCCGACCGAGTGCCAGCGTAATTGAAAACTCCGCAACGCCCCGCTGCAGCTTATCCCACTTAGCCTGAGCGGCGCGCATCGCCTGCGCCTTTGAAGCGTAGACCGTCGTCAGCGCCAGCACGTTATCTGCCTCACCGGCCATATACTCACCCTCGCGCGCTTCCGGCTCTTTTTTTGCCTTTGTTTTTTTGCTGACCGGCTTTGCTTTCGGGTGCTCCAGTGCTCGCAGATGCTTCTCTTTTGGCTTTCGTTTCAGCGTTACTTTCTGCTTTTGCGGCTTCGGGTCTTTTGTGTGCAACCATTTTGCCGTTACGCCGGTGTAAGCCCCACGGTCGGCAATGGCAAACTGATGACGGTCACCATCGCTGCGGGTCACCGTCATTTGCGGGACGGGCTTGCCACTGGCCGTCATCGCACTACCGGCTTTCAGAAACAGGAGTTTACCCGCTTTCACTGACACCTCCGCCCCATTGCGGTCAGCCAGTCGGGTCAGGAATACGGCGTCGGACTCCTGCGACTGGTCGATATGCGGTACCGATATTTTTTTCAGCGAATCCGCGACACTGGCCGTCAGTTTATTGCGTTTTGCAATGGTGCTGACCAGCTCACTGAGGGTGGTGTCGTGCCATGACTCCTCTCGCCGTGAATTGAGCGTTCCGCGAAAATCTGCACTACGAGCCCGAATAGTCAGAGTATCAGGCGCGCCCCGGTGCTCAATCTCATCGACAGTGAAATCGCCCTTATTCAGAAGTGCCGAACCCTGCCAGCCAAGCCACAGCGTCAGCACAGCCCCGCGCAGGGGTAACTCGACTTTGCCGTCGGTGTCGTCGAGCTCAATGTCGAGCTGGTCAGCCTCAAAGCCCCTGTTGTCGGTCATGGTGAGAGAAATCAGCCGGTCACTAAAATTGCTGGTAATGTCCTGGCTGTTCATCGTCAGCATAAATGCCGGTGCAAGGCTGGCACCGGCGTCAATGGTCATGCCCGTAATCATGCGGTCAGCCCTCCGAGCACACCCTGCAGCTTATCAGTCAGATTACCGGCAGAGCCGAGTAGCTCGCTGGCCTGCTTATTCAGGTCGCCAAACATTGCCGTCAGTGATTCATCGACCCGTTTCAGCGAGAGGGTGAAATCAATCTTTCTGGCCGCACCGTCGCTGAAAAACTCGGTATGCGTGGTCGACACCTTATCGACGATATACATCCCGAAGATATTGCCGGTTCCCTCAATAAGCGGCCATGCTCTGCCCTCATCGGCCATCAGCTCAACAGCAAGCAGGGATATACGGCCGCCGGTAATAGCAGGGTAAAGCGTACCGGCAAGCTGGATCGAGTTTTCCCCCTCGCCGAGAAACTGATACGCAGGAGGTTTACCGACCCGGTCATTAGACGCCCAGCGGTAATCTTTCGAGTGCTGCATCGACTGATAAGGCAGGGTGCGACGTTCAAACACAAACATTCCAAGAGCAAGCATCATCATCAGCCTCCTTAATCGTGCATCATGCTGGCGCGGGCTTTGGCTCGCTTGTCGCGCTCATATTTTTCTAACGCATCCTGCAACTGATTCCCTAGCTGACCGCCCGGAGCTCCAGCTCCCGGCAGGTTGATTTGATAGGTTGGGCTGCTCTGGTCAATGTAGGTACGACCAGCGGGAGCCGTGACAGGCTGATAAGCCTGATACCCGCCAAGCGAGCTGGTTGTCGGAATGTACCCGCCACCCTGACCAACCGGCGGCGCTTTTGCTGTTTCCGCATCAATACTGCTCGATTCCTTTTTAACGAGACCGAGCTTTTCGAGAATTACATCAAGACCACCGCGCAGCTTATTGAAAATATTCAGAGGCAACATCAGCGCATCGGCCAGCGCCTGTCCAAAAATGACGCCGACATTTTTGCAGCTATCGAGCGTCTCCTGCGTGGCCTTGACCGGCGCAATCAGGTCTTTAAACCACTGCCAGACGCCGCGCAGCTTCTCACCGAGGCCATCAAAGATGGGGGCTAGCGGGGCGAACATTTCACCGACGGGTGCAAAGGCACTCATGATGCCCTCAATCACCCCTGAGAAAAATGCGCTAATGGGTTCCCAATATTTGCGGATAAGCAGCGCCCCGGCCACAATCGCCACCCCGACTGCCACAATCGGCCAGGTAATCGCACCGAGCGCGGTCACAATGGCACTACCAGCGACAGTAAAGACCGTACCCAGCACGCCAGCAGCGGCAATAATGGCGTTAATCCCCATGACAACCGGCCACGCAACGAGACCAATACCGCCGATGATACCAATCAGAGCCAGTGCGCCACCGGCAATGATGCCGATAGTTTCCGCGAGCCCCTTATTTTTCTGGATCCAGCCGTCTAGCTTTAACACATACTGCGTGGCCGTTTGGGTAAGTTTGCGCAGTGAGCCCTCTTGCTGGTCATAGAGGTCAGTACCAACAGCCTCATAAGCAGACTGGAATTCTTTAAAATCGCCGCCGAGGTTATCCTGCATAACCTTGACCAACTCCTCGGTTTTACCGTCTGAGGCCTTTATCGTAGCGGTGAGCTTATCGAGTTTTCCGCTGGCCGCTGCCGCCATCAGTACACTTGCAGACTTCATGGCCTCCTCGCCGAATATGGTTTTCACATATTCAGCTTTCTGACCTGTGCCGAGCTTGTTTCGCTCAAAGCTGGCCTGCATTTCTTTCAGGATGGTAAATAAAGGACGCGTATTGCCTTTGCTGTCCGAGGTTTTAACACCCAACTCTTTGAGAGCATCGTATGCTTTGCCTGTTGGTGCCTGTAGTCTCGTTATAACAGCCGCGCCGCCCGTCCCAGCCATTGACCCCCTGATGTTATTATCATGAAGTGTGCCGGTAATCGCCGCCGCTTGCTCAAGACTCACCCCGGCATTTTTCGCTACAGGTGCAAGGTAACTTAATGAGTCACTTAGCCCCTGAAAATCGGCAGTGGTCTTGTTCATCGTGGTTGAAAGAACATCACCAATATGTGCAGCCGCGTCATTAGAGAGTTGAAAGGCGGCTTTTGTCCCCATCAGTAGTTGCGCGTTTTCCTCCATTGTTTTTCTGTTCGCAAGTGACAGGTTGAGAGTCACAGGCGTCATGGCCGCTATAGATTCAGCATCACCACCACCTTTTGCGATAATAATCTGCGCACTCGCGGCGTCATCAGCAGAGGCGGCAGTATTGTCGCCGAGCTGGCGCGCCTGTTTGCGCAGCGCCTGCATTTCTGGCGACTGCTTATCGACCCCGAGCACGGCCTGCAGCTCGGAATTTTTCTGCGCAAAATCATAACCTGGCATCAGTAATTTCACCCCGGCCATCGTTCCCGCAGCCGCAATGCCAACACCTGCAGCGCCAGCCGCTGCCGCATTACCGGCAAGCTCTTTGCCTGACTGGTATCTGGCTTTCACGCGGCTTAATTTCGCCTGCTGCGCACTGACGCGCGCCAGTGCCTCGCGCTGTCGATTAAGCTGCGCCGTCGTTTCGCTGATGGAGGTTTTGAGCCGACGCTCATCGGCAGAAAGGGTGCGGGTATTAATACCGGCCTGCATCAGTTCGGAGCGCTGGCGCTGTACAGACGTTCTCAGGCTGTTGTATTTCGTCTGCAGCTCAGAGGCGGCACGCTTTGCCGCTTCGAGTGCCTGCGCCTGCGCGCGGGTCGGACTGGTGGTGTTTTTAAACTGCACGGCCAGTTCACCGGCTTCGCGTTTCGCTTTCTCAAGCGCCTGACTGGTCACGGCCAGTTGCGCGCTTGCCTTACGAAAGCCGTCGATTTTTGACGCCTGACCATTCAGGTCACGCAGCCCTTTTTGTGTGTCGCGAATATCACCCGACAGGGATTTACTCGCGGTCTGGATGGATTTAAGCGGTCGGGTCGCCTGGTCGACCGCTTTCAGCAATACCTCAAGCCTCAGGTTATTACTCATTGTGGTTTCCGCTACGCTGCAGCGCCTTTTCGCGCCATGTGATGAGCTCGGTCAGGCTCAGGGAATAGAGCTCTGATGGCGGCCAGTGGAATATCACTGCGATATCCGCCATCAGGTCATCGGTCGAAAGGTCAGGCGGAAAATCTATTCCGCCGAAGCCGGTGACAAAAAACCAATCACCTTAGCGGCCAGCGACAGCATATCGGGCAGGTTCATTGCGGTAAGCTCCTGCGCCGTGAGCGCGGGATAGGTCATGCGGGGCAGTACCTTAATCAGCGCATCGACTTCGGACTGCGCAACCGCTGCCAGACTGACACCGCGCAGGGTACCGGCGTTCGGCTCAATCAGGGTGACTTTATCAATCGTCTGACCGGCACGCTTAATCGGCTTGTCGAGGGTCACGACGTTCGGGTTTACGGTGTCAATTTCATTGCCAGCCGTATCAACAAATTCAGCGGGTTTACGTGGTGCTTTTGCCATGATGTTTTTCTCTGCTCTGAATAGGGATTAATAACCGGCCAGCAGTGCTGACCGGTCAGGGAATTACAGCCCGATTGCGCGGCGGTGCTGTTCCAGACGGTCGACGCCGTTCACCTTCTCGACCATGTTGACGGTGTCGATTTCGATGACGTCGCTACCATCAATCGTGAGGCGGTAGTAGGTGCAAACGGTCGACAGTTTGGTCGAGGTGTTTTCACCCTGCTTATTCTCGCCGCCGTCGATTTCTTTATGACGGCCACGCATGACCACCTCGACCGCGATGATTTCGCCGGTGTCGTCGCGCTGGTAAGAACCAGCAAAACGCAGCGGCACGGCGTCCGCACCCGGCGCGGCGTACTGCGCCCACAGCGCCACATCGGGCAGGCCACCGACAGACCATTCGACGGTGAGCGCATCGTCGTCGAGGCCGAGGTCAATCGCCGCCGCACCATTCATACCGCCACCGCGATAGTTTTCGAGCTTGCGGGTCAGCTTCGGCAGCGTCACGGATTCAACAACGCCCATGTAGCTCAGACCGTCATTGAACATGTTCAGATATTTGAGTTTGCGGGGTAGTGCCATGTTGTTTCAGGCTCCTTAGCTGTTGACCGATTCGGCCAGATTCACCAGATATTTATCGGTGATGCGCTGGCGCAGGGTCAGGCTTTCCAGTGGTGGAACCGGCGTATAGTCGTAGTCGATATACAGTTTCCCGGCCTTGAGGGTTTCCTTGTCGTTCGATTCCTCATCGAACCAGCATTCGCCGTCCACGATGTAGCCGTTAGATTTCAGCTCGCGGAATTTGGCGTTAATGCCGTCGACAATGTCACGGATGAGCGATGCGGTAATGGGCTTATCGACCGCCCACATGTGCGCCTCTGCCATCGTGTCGGCCAGCACCTGCGCGGTGCGGGTGTAGTTCTCAAACAGGAAAAGTGGGTCATCAGAGCAGGTGCGGTTACCCCAGAAGCGGAAACCATCTTTGCGCACCAGCGTCGTGACCCCGGCCTCGTTGAGCAGGTCGGCATCGGTGCCGGATGCCTGCAAATCCCAGAATACAGAAGCGCTGATGCCGGTGACGCCCTGCACGCCGACGTTAGACATGGTTTTGTGCCAGCCGACAGTCTGGTCGATGTAGGCACGCAGGCCGAGTGCGCGCGCAGTGGCGTAGGCCGTCGCGGTGGCGTTCGCGGTGGTATCCCATGCGAGGAAATCAGGCCAGATGACCATCAGCTCACGCTGGCTGAAGTTATCGCGGTATTTAATGGCGTCTGAAATGGTCTTACAACCCCATGCGCTGACGTAACCAAACGCGCGCAGGCTGATACAGACCGACGCAAGTGCGGTCGCAACCTCCTGCGTATCGAGACCCGGCACACCGAGAATGCGCGGCTTAACGCCGGTGACCGCTTCGGCAGTCAACAGCGCCTTGATACCGGTGTATTTACCGTTCTCATCCGTGCCGCCGATAATGTTAGAAATGGTCTGCGCTTCGGCGTCGTCTCCGGTACCTTCTGCAACACGCACAACAACGGTGACTGGTTTTGACTGGTCGGCGATAGCCTGCAGGGAGGCAGACAGCGTGCCTTTTTTACCGGCTTTCGCAATGGCGCTCTGCACATTGGTAATCAGCACCGGCTCGTTGAGGGGAAATGTCGCGGCATCTGCATCGCTGGCCGTGCAGACCATGCCGACGATTGCGGTTGCAACAGTGGAAATGACGCGGGTGCCGTCGTTAATCTCAAGCACCTGCACGCCGTGGTGAAAATCACTCATCCGGTTAACTCCGTGGTTAGTGGGCGAGTGTTATTGTCCTGGCTGGTCTGGTGAGGGGCTATTTGTCGGCGATGGGTAGCGCATGACACATAAATAAATCATAAAAAAGACGGGCATCAGCCCGTCATTCTTTCAAAGGTTCCTATTCTGCTACAGGACTGATTACGCCTTCATGGTATTGCCATTTGCCATCTGCCCTGGCATTTTCTGGAACAGCACTTACAGGTAGTTCCACAACAGAACAACCAAATGGCCACAGGCCCGACGCATCATTTGTCATTGCAGTCACAATGCCACTTTCGTTGTACTG